GGCTCGAGCTGAAATAACGAAATATGAATTCTGCCTATCAATACCTCCACCTAATGAAATATCTAATTCCCTAAATCCAGTAGTAACATAATACTTATTAAAGTCATGACACTTTTCCAAATAAGAATCATATCTAGAAATATTTTCTAAGATATTGATGGCTTCCATCTTTTTATTTGATGAAGCATTATTAGCCGAGTTAGTTAATAACTCCATAGCTTCATCAGTTTTGCCATCCATTAATAATCCACGAATTCTATTAAAAGTAGATACCAAAAACTTTTCATTATATTCACGATACAGTTCATTTAATAGATAATCGGCCGATTCAGTTACTGATAAAATTTCAAACTCAGGAAAATTATTTAAGAAAGTTGCCTGGTCAGGTACTTGTCCATAAGTTGAGTAATGATCATTAATAAAAGTAAATTCTTTTTTAAGGTCTGGAAAATAATTCTGGTCTAAGTTATTTTCTAATACTAATGAGTAATCATGTGATGATAAAATTAAATTAATAAACTGAAGTTGTGTAATCATTACTCATCACCACCTGACCTTCTGTCTAATCTACTAACAAACTCTTTAACGATACTATAATTTACTACTCTGCTATAAGTTTTACCACCCAATGAATTTTCTAATTCATCTAAACTCTGATTTGTTGTATAGATACTTGATTTCATATTAGCTGTACGATATTCAATCCAATAATACATGAGACTTTTATCATATTCGGATAATGTTTTATCACCAATATCATCGAATACTACTAACTTAGCACTAAGTATCTTTCTCTCAATATCTCTAACTTTTTCTTCTAGATTCTTATCATTGATAGATAATTTTTTCTCATTTATGAAATTATTAATATTTATAAAGATGGCTGGGGTACTATATGTAAATGAATAATTCCCTACAGCCTTTATATAAGCTTTTAATAATTTTATACTCCAAGTAGTTTTACCATTACCAAAATTTTCTGAATAAATTAATAAGTTATTACCATTATCTACAAAAGATTTAATATCACTTTCTATTAATTGTAATTCCTTAAAACATTTTTTATCCAATTTAGAAGGAATAAATTCGGCTGGATCTGTTAAATACCTCTTAGGAATCAACGCGTTTTTTAAATATAATTCTTCTAACATTAAAATACCTCTAACTTAATTAAATTATAGAATATTTAAAATTAAAATGTAAACTAGAAACATTCATCATCTAATTCTTCTTCGATAACATTTTTATTATTAGTTGATTCAGACGACTCAATCATAAATAATTTATTATAAAATTCCTCAAATTTATTGGGCTCAAAGATAAAACCAGGTACCATATAATCTACACTCATTTTACCATTTTTAAACCTTGTAGGTTTAGCTACCAAATCATTATATTTAAATTCTATAACTTTATTAATATCCTCAACTGAGTATTTAAGTAATAACTTCTTTAATAATTCATTTAAATTTTTAGAATTATAACTATATCTAGTATTACATATTTGATTATAATGTTTAATAATAGAAGAAATTTTATTCTTTCTTTCTACTTCTTGTAAGTACGAATTTTGCTCTTCATCTTCTTCTTTTACACTATTATTTAATATATTATTATCTTGGATTTTCATACTATCAGGGTTGGATTTTCCAAGACATGTATCTTGGATTTTCCCAGTATTACTTACTGACTTCTCGGTAACAGTTAATCCACTAGCATCAAAATTAACTTGTTTACTTTTTACAGTCACTGTATATACATTTGTACGATAAGGACTTGTACCTCTTGATTGGATTAATCCTTTTTCAGATAAATTATTTAAAGTTCTTATTATAGCCGACCTGTTTGAATTAGTTGCTTCACATAGATAATCTATACTTCCCCAAAATTCACCTTGACCATTTTGAGAAAATCCATAAATGATTCCATATACCATTGATTCAAGAGGTTTTAAACCCCATGAAGTTGTGATTTCTAGAGGAATATTAACATAACTTCCAGGTGAAAGTTTTAAACTCATTATTGCATTTCCCTCCTTAATAAGTAAAGTAATTTCTTTATCTCAGTAGTTAATTTAGATTCACGCATACTCTTTATTTTATTGGTAACGTTACCATATTCTTCAGGTAAAATTCCATAAGTTGAATAGTAATATTCGCCAGAAGTTTCATCTAATTCTTTAAGTAACTTACTTACTTTTTTTATTGAATTCCATTCATCGAAACATATTTTATCTAATATAATTATACTTAAGGTATCTTTTTGATTTTTAATAAATTCGATTAATTCTATATCACTTTCACTAGTTGAATATATTTCAAATAACCCTTCAGCTGCATCAGAATATTTTTCATGAATCTCATCAATACTTAACGTATTAAAATTAGTCTTCCTTTTATAAGCTGTAAGATTTGAAAGTAATATAGATCTTTGTCTTTTTAAAACCATGTGAAAAGCTTTATCCGGTCCTCTTGGGTCATTATATAAACTATTATCAGGATTTTCCCATACCCTTTTTGATAACACATAGTTAATGGTATCTATTAGAATATCATAACATTGTTCAAATGGGATATGCCTATTGTGTTGTACGTAAATTCTCCCAGTATAACCCCAATACCTACAGACGATAGCAGAATAAAAACATTCTTTTAAAAATGAATCATTTTCATTTTTAATATATTCAAAAAATAAATCATTTTGATTATATAGTTTCCATTCAACTAAATCGGCTAATCTACGGTAACTATAATATACATCTTCTAACAATATAAATCACCTACTTTACATATGAATTATACCTTAAAATAAAAGTGGTGTAAACTAATTTACCCCACTTCCAATACCTAAGAGGTATTTCAATTCTTCAGTTTCATTATATTTATTATCAATAATATAATCTGAAATATCTTTCTTGGTATTTATTAATTGGTAGACTCTTTCATCAATTGTATCTTTGGCTATCAAATCATAGATTATTACATTTTTCGTAGTTCCAATTCTGTAAGCTCGATCAACTGATTGCTCAAATTCTGCGTAGGTCCAAGGTGTATCTAAGAAGATTTCATAGTTAGCAGCAGTTAAAGTAATACCAGTTCCCATTTTTGAAGTTGTACATAAAATAACTTTGTAGTTATCATCATTCTGGAATTTGTTTATATTGTTAGAAATTTCTTCATCAGTTTGGTCACCTGTACACAACAAAGCTTCAGGTAATAATTTTTTCAATTGATACAATGGCTCTTTAAATACCGAGAAGATAATCACCTTATCACCGTTAGGAGTTATTTTTTCTATTAAATCAAGAGCCCTTTCAATTTTTACATTAGTTATTTCTTTTGATGATAATACTGATGGGCAAGTAGTAGCCTGTCGTAATCGAGTAATCATTCCTAATAATGAAGTATTTTTAATGTTAACTCTGTCAGCTTCATTAACTATACCACTTTGTAATTCAGAATAAAATTTTTGTTGACTTTCAGGTAATTCCAGGAATTCAGGGATGATAATTTTTGGTGGAAGATTTAATAAATCTTTACTACGTCTCAGTGAACATTCACTAATTTCGTTTTTTAAAACATCAATATTCTTAAATCCAGAAATACTTTGATGACCAAATTTTTGTTCAATTACACAATAAAAATTTTTAAAGTTAGTATAAGTGGATCTTTCGTATCCTATAAACTTCAGTGGGATAAAACAGTCTAGAGGATTATTAACCAACAACGTTCCTGTTAACCCAAAATGATACTTACCTATTTTTGCCAGTTTTAAAGTATTCTTTGATTGAATTGAAGTTGTAGCTCCTTTTAATTTATGTATCTCATCGACTACAATCATATCAAAATTATTTTTACTATTCCTAATTGCTTCTATTACTGTTGAATCTCTTAAAGTTTCTACATTTACTATAATAAAAAATTCATTAATCTTCTGATATAATTGCTCTGCTCGTGCACTTATCGAATCATAAGTAATATTCCCTTTTTTATTTATCCTTTCACCAATAATTACACAATCCAGCGTAGAGAATTTCTTAATTTCTTTTTTCCAGTTTTGTTTTAATGTATTAATTCCACAAATAATTAAACAATGTTCAATATTACATTGTGCTTTCAATTCTTCAGCTGCATAGATAACATCTAAAGTTTTACCTAAACCTGGTACATCTAACAATAAACCATTTTTAGTATTAATCAACCATTTTATAGCTTCTAGTTGATGGTCAAAAGGTTTAACTTTATAATCAATACTTAAGTTTAATTTTTCAGATTCTGACTCAGGTAAAAAATCTAAGTTTATACTATCTATCATAGTTAAATTATCAATTAAGTATGATAATTTATTTAGCGGGAGCTCCCATACTTTAGAATCTTTATAATATATCCCATCACCAGCACTTTTAATTACTTCTACTATCTCAGGTTTATAATCAAAAGAGACAAACAATGATGTTTGCCCTATTGATTTTTTACTTTGATTTTCAAAGATATTAATCAAATAATGAACTCTCCTCTAATTTTAATTTCTTAGGTCTTTCAAATGAACTAGTATATTCTTCTTCGAATTCCTCTTTTGTAGCTTCTACTTTAAACGAAAGGTTAGCATGGATAGTTAGTTTAGCTCCACAATTATCACAGATGTATTCTTCATCAAAATCAGGATCATCTCCTAAATAAAATTCTACTTTCCCGGTATCATCCTTAATAATTTCAGTGGGTTTCCCCAAAAGATCATCGGGGTAAAATATTTCAGAAGGTAAATATTGCTGGCCACAAATGGGACAAGTTATTGTGATTAATTCTTTACTCATTATCTATATTAATTCTCCTACTATAATTGTATAATACATAAATATTCATGGCAGTTAAGATGATATGAATAACTAAAATTGGAATAGATTTTAAATTGAAATCTGATAAAGTTAGTAAAACAATTATCTGAATAATTGCAATATAGGTTAATATCTTTTCAATTGATGGTTTTAAAAACTTTCTAGTCATATAAGGTGCCTCCCTTTTAATTTACAATATAATTATATAATTATTATATTATAGTGTAAACTAAAACATTAATCTTTTTTATTAATGTTTATATACGTAGCACCGATTAAACTTATCAAAGTAAGAATTAACATTATTGACCAGAATATATTTTCTATCATAAACTACCTGCCTATTATACAATATATACATACAATAAAAAGTGAACACCCTTTAGATGTTCACTCCATATATATTAAATAAATACTCACACAGTATTTATAGTCTAGATACTACCTTTTTCAGCTGATACCCAACCTGAGCTAGTTTTTACATACACTTCTGTAGCTTTTTTCCAAGTGTTGTTTACCTTTACATAAGGAATTCCCTTCACTCAAGTTGATGAATCTTTTTTAATCCTAACTAGCGGATCTCTTTCTATTGCCGGTAAGGTTACCTTAATGTTTACATTAGACATATCGTAGTCCCAGTTAGAATAACCTAGAGAACCTCATAGACAAATATAAATATCCTTTGTGGTCCCCGTACCGTGTGGAATAGTTATAGTTTTGTTCTCTAATACATAACTTGGGTTACTAATGAGATCCTTAATTAAATAATTATTATATGATAATCAGTTTTCGTTATAACTAGCTGATAAATGATCAAACTTATAAACATCACCTATTTTACTATTTCCACCGCTTGATGAATAAGGAGTGTCATATATAGCTAATTGTATAGCTTTAATAGTTCTACCACTATTAGAAATCTCAACATCATCTGAAGCTCTATAAGCTTTAAAGTACCCAGTAAAAGTTAGTGTAGTAGTATTATTTACAGGATCAGTACTTAAGATACGCCAGTCAATTTTTAACCGTCCATAGTATCTTCCGCCTCCTCAATCCCAGTAAATAAGGTCACCTGCTTTTTTTGATCAAATTACTCCTGAAGTTGAAGTTGCCATTTACTTACTCCTTTATTCTGTATATTTAATCCAAACATCCCCTGTAGAGCCACCTGAAGGATCATTAGTAGAGATATAAATATTTCGTACAGCGTTAGAATTTAAACTAGGTGCTGTAGTAGATCCACCCTTCTGAATGTATCCCGATACATCAGTTACAGCAGATGCCCAGGTACCCTTCTTGGTTAAAAATACGCTTTCACTACCATTTGTAGGGTCTAATTCCGGACCATTAGTTATAGTATTAGTACCACTAAATTTTACTAAAGAACCATTAGTACCTGAACCACTGATATTCCCAGTACCACCTGAAGTTACTTCTTTTCAAGTACCTCTCTGAGTTAAAAATAAATTCTCACTACCACTGGCTGTATTTAAAGTTGGGCCACTAGTTATAGTATTAGTATTACTAAATTTTACTAAAGAACCAGTACTACCTGAACCTGTAATATTATTATCTATTGAAGGAGTTACTGAAACCTCTTGGCTAGTTCCATTACTAGGG